TGCATGAACTGGTCACCTTCGAAATGGGCCTAGAGCGCTTCTGTTCTATGCTAAAAAGCGACCTCGAAAGCCGATTTCCCGCCTATGAGACGCTGATCTGGGGTGACCCCGCCGGCTCGCAACGCGATATGATCTTTGAGACCACCGCGTTTGAGCATCTCAAAACGCATGGCCTACTGGCACGGCCCACCGCAACCAACGAATTTAGGACACGCCGAGAAGCTCTGGCCATTCCCATGGGCCGGCTCATCGAAGGCAAGCCAGGGTTTTTGATCGATCGCAAATGTATGCGACTGAGGAAAAGCTTGGCGGGTGGGTATCACTTTAGGCGCGTGGCCATCGGCGCAGGCCAAGAGAGGTTCCGAGATACGCCCAATAAAAATGAACATTCACACGTTGGTGACGCGGCGGGGTACTGCTTACTGGGTTCTGAGCATAAAATTATGACCAAGCGCCCTACTCCGGTCGGTGGCCGGCCTATTCAAGCAAGGGTGTTGGACTTCGATGTTTTCGGTTGATGAATTGAACCAGGTGATGCGCCTGGACGGGGTTAACCACAAGGTAGCGCCCTTCTCGCCCATGCACCTGCAGCTTTGCGAAATAAACGACTTCGATGAGTGGAACTTGAAGAACTTCCCAAACTACCAGGAGTATCTCACCAACTTTGCCGACCAAGGCTTGGCCTATACCGGCATCGGCGATGGGATTATTTACGCCATGTTTGGCGTTTACGAGTTTTGGCCTGGCTGCGCCGAGGCTTGGCTCATCCCGTCGAAGCATATTGACCGAAAGACCATAGCTTTTCACCGTGCTTCGCTGGCCTTTTTCGAGCATGTCGCCGCCAAACGGGGAATAAAGAGGCTACAATTCACGGTTCACACCCAAAATGTTCACGCTGACCGCTGGGCCAAGCGATGTTACTTTGAGCGCGAGGGCTTGCTGCGAAAGTACGGGCCAGACGGAGCTGACTATCGCATGTATTCAAGGATGTTCTAAATGGGTGGATTATTTTCAAGTCCGAAAGCGCCGGCACCAGATCCGGTTCAAGAGCAACGTGTGGCCCAACAAGAGCAGCGCGCCGACGCTGAACAAAAAGATGCCAAGCGTAAAATCCAAGCGCGTTCGAGCGCGCGTCGCACTGGCGGGAGTCGAACGCTGATGGCCCCTGGGGTCTACGGCTCATCTGAAACTTCTGAGCGCGCAGTTCTCACCAGAAGTTTAGGAGCGGGAAGAAACCCGCGCGGCTGACATGAAAACATTTAGAAGAAATCCAAAACACAGGGATATACGTGATGATGTACGGAGCCAAAACCGGCAAGCGGCCAATGAAGCGCGCGATGAGCAGCAAAACAAGCAGTCTTCGGAAGGCGACAGCGAAGAAATTCGCGAAGGCGGCGGCGACTGATGGTAAAAAAAGCACATCAAAATCCTAACGGTGGGCTGAACGAGGCTGGCCGTCGCCACTTTGAGAATAAGGACGGCGGCAACCTCAAGGCTCCAGTTAAGACAGGGGTCAACCCTCGGCGCGTTAGCTTTGCGGCTCGGTTCGCCGGAATGAACGGTCCAATGAAGAACGATAAGGGAGAGCCGACGCGAAAGGCTTTGGCCCTAAAGGCCTGGGGGTTCGGGTCAGTCGAGGCAGCGCGTAACTTTGCACAAAGGCATAAGAAATCATAATGGAAAGATCTGTCTCGGACATCAAAAACCGCTATAAGATTGCAGACACGCACAAAGAGCAGTGGCGCAGTATCTATGAGGAAGCGTATGAGTACGCGCTGCCTATGCGAAACCTTTATGACGGTTACGCTGAAAGCGGTACGCCAGGTCAAAACAAAATGAAGCGTGTGTTTGACAGCACCGCCATCCATTCTACCGCCCGTTTCGCCAACCGCATCCAATCTTCTTTGTTTCCGCCGCAACGTGCCTGGTGCCGGTTGCAGCCTGGCAACGAAATTCCAGAAGAGCGGAAGATTGAAGTCCAGCAAGTCCTCGACCTTTACACTGACAAAATGTTTGGGGTGATGGGGCAGTCCGGTTTCGATTTGGCCATGGGCGAGTTTCTGCTTGATCTAGCTGTCGGCACAGCGGTGATGTTGATCCAGCCAGGCGATGAGGCCACGCCTATCCGCTATACTGCTGTTCCTACATATCACATATGCTTTGAAGAAGGCCCGAACGGATCTGTCGATGCAGTCTATCGCAAGCTTTCGCGCCCGTTTGCGGTGGTTGAGCGCGAATGGCCCGACGCAGATATCCCTGATGACTTGCGCAAAGAGTATGAAGAAGACCCGACGCAAAAGATTGAGATGCTGGAGGCCACTTATTATCACGATGGTGACGTACACTACTGTCTGATGCCAATGCAGAAAGATTATAAGATTGTTCACCGGACTATGAAGAGTTTTCCGTGGGTAATTTCGCGTTACATGAAAGCCTCGAATGAGCGCTACGGTCGGGGTCCGGTGCTATACGCCCTGCCCGATATTAAAACGCTAAATAAGGTTGTTGAGCTTACGTTGAAGAACGCTTCAATCAGTATTGGCGGCGTGTTCACCGCTGTTGATGATGGAGTGCTGAACCCGCAGGCAATCAGCATTGTGCCTGGTGCCATCATAGGCGTCAGCTCAAATGGCGGTCCCCGTGGGCCATCCTTGCAGCCCCTCCCTCGGAGCGGGGACGCCAACCTGTCACAAATTGTCAGCAACGATCTGCGTCTAAACATCAAAAAGACCTTGCTCGACGAAAGTTTACCGCCTGATAATATGAGCGCGCGCTCTGCCACTGAGATTGTTGAGCGGATGAAGGAGCTGTCCCAGAATTTGGGGGCTGCATTCGGTCGTCTCATTACTGAAACGATGATGCCGATTGTCCGGCGCTCAATGGAGCTGATGGACGAGATGGGAATGATCGAACTGCCGCTAAAAGTTAACGGTCTGCAAGTCAGCGTCACGCCTATTTCCCCGCTGGCGATGGCCTCAAACATGGATAAGCTGAACGAAGTCATGCAGTTTATGCAGATTACCCAGAGCTTGGGTCCACAGGGCCAAACACTAATCAAGATGGACGCGGTGGGCGATTACATTGCCGATCAGCTCGGCATACCGGCGAAGCTCCGCACGTCTCCGCAAGAGCGAGAGCAGATGGCCCAGCAACAAATGCAGATGGCCCAGCAAGCTATGGAAAGCCAAGGCATGACACCGCCTGACGGAATGGGAGTACCGCCGCAATGAACCAAGCCGAGAAAATCCGCTCAATCAACAGCCCAGGCTGGGATGGCGTAGACGCAACAGTGACGCCACTTCGTTTGCGCGACGCAGACATAACGCGGTCTTTGAACACTTCGTTTCACCGCTGCTTTGGGACTGAGGACGGCCAAAAGGTTTTGGCGCATCTGCGTCATGTAACTCTTGAGCAACCGGCTTGGGTGCCAGGCGCTGACCCATCATTTGGATACGCGCGTGAGGGTCAGAACAGTTTAGTGCGTGAAATTGAACAACGAATTAGGAGAGCAAATGAGCCAGAGTGAAACCCCAGATGCTGGGATAACCGAGCAATCGGCCCCAGATGGATTGATGGCCGCAAGCGCTCTTGCTGAAGAGCAAGAAAATGAAGAAGGTCAAAACATTGAGCATCGTGCTGATGCAGATGCCGCCGAGAGCGAAGGTGAACCGGAGGTTTTTGACAAACCAGATTGGTTTCCTGAAAAGTTTTGGGACGAAAAAGAAGGCCCAGACCTAGAAAACATCGTGAAGTCTTACGAGGAATTGCAAAAACAATTCTCGCAAGGCAAGCACAAAGCCCCCGACGAGTACGACACCAACGTGCTGGACGAGGCCGGCTACGAGAAAGATGATCCGATCATCGGGGCCTATACAGAATGGGCCAAGCAATATGGGATTAACCAAGCCGCATTTGACGACCTAGCCGGTAAAATATCGTCAATGGCTGGCGAGAACCAGGCGCAGGCTAAGATGGACTACCAAGCCGAGCATAAAGCGCTGGGCAATAACGCTGATGAGATTATCAAATCAAACGTCAACTGGGCGGATGGTTTGGAGCGCAAGGGTGTGGTTTCGGAAGCCGAGCGCGCTGAATTGGATATGTGGGGCGGCAGCGCTGTCGGCCAACGACTGATGCAGAAGGTCCGCCAGATGACCGGAGACCTGTCGCAAATACCGATTGCCTCGGTGGGCGATGCCGGCATGAGCGAAGATGACTTCAAGTCGGACATTCAGAGCAAGATGCAAGATGCAAGATACGGATCAGACTCTAAGTTTACGCGCGAAGTAGAGCGGATGTTTGAACAACGCTACAAATAACGACCTCCCTGCAACTTGGGGCCGCTTCGGTGGCCCCATTTTTTTGTACTAATACCAGATGTAGCATCTAGTGCATTTACAAGCCCCAGCTTGTGTGGTATCGGGGTGGCGACTGACAACCCGATTGGGCCGGTCTGGCGTGTAGAAATACACCGCGCGCGGACGCATCCGCGAAGCCAGAGGCCGGAGATACTCCGACAACCTAAAAGGCGATTTATCTTTTTGGTTCAAGCTGGAGTATATTATGTCAACCAATTTATCCCCAGCATTCGTGCAGTTATTCGAAGCAGAGGTGCATCAGGCTTATCAAGCCAGCGCCGTTCTTCGAGGTGCTGCAAGGATGCGTACTGGCGTCATCGGTGACGCTGTAAAGTTTCCGAAAGTAGGAAAAGGCCAAGCGTCTATTCGCGTACCGCAATCTGACGTGGTGCCTATCAATGCTTCGTTTTCCTCAGTCTCAGTCTCATTGGCCGACTATGTGGCTTCCGAGTACTCAGACATCTTCAATCAGCAGAAGGTCAACTTCGACGAACGTCGTGAGCTGGCTCAAGTGGTCGGGAATGCTATCGGTCGTCGTGAGGACCAGATCCTCATCGATGCTCTGCAAGCAGCATCCGCTGGCACAACTGTCGCCAAAAACGTGGTCACGTCCGGTTCGGCAGCTAACTCAAACCTAAACGTGGGTAAAATCATCGCCGCTAAAAAAGGCCTTGATGCTGCTAACGTGCCGATGACAGATCGTCATTTTGTAATCCACGCCAACAACCTTGCCGGATTGCTCTCAGACGAGCGCGCAATAAGCTCTGACTTCCAGACATTGCAAGCATTGGTGCAAGGCTCAATCAACCAGATGATGGGCTTTACGTTCCACATAGTTGGCGACCGAGACGAAGGTGGTTTGCCGTTAGCAAGTTCCGACCGTACTTGCTTCGCCTTTCATCGTTCAGCGCTCGGTTGCGCGGTGGGTATCGCTCCTAAAACTGAAATCAACTACATCCCTGAGAAAACTTCCTTCTTGGTGACGTCGATGCTTTCGATGGGGGCCGCAGCTATTGACGTAACCGGCATCGTCGATGTCGTTTGTGCCGAATAAACAAAGAAAGGTTTGAAAAATGGCTTACGCTCTAACTGGACTTAACCCAATCGGTGGACAGTCCAAAAAAGGTTCTAACAGTGCAATGTGGTCCTACACTTCGGCGGACGCAATCGCGACTGTAAACTCAGCGGGATATTTCAACGCGGCCTCTCAGCTCCTGGCTGTCGGCGACGTCGTTTTTGTCTATGACAACAACACGCCCACGATGTCAATCGTGATGGTTGCATCCAACGCTTCTAACGTAGTCGACATCACCGACGGTACTGCTGTCGCTATGACAGACAGCGACTAAAATTCGGCGGGGGGCGGCAACGTCCCCCACCAACTTGTTTAGGAGACTGTCATGGCTGCCGGCGACACGAATGTTTCAATCTGCAACAAAGCCCTACTGTTTCTAGGGGCTGAAGCCATTACAAGTTTCACGGATGGCTCGGTGGCCGCTGATGCATGTGCCAGTATGTATACTGAAGTAGTAGCATCAACCCTCGGCATGTACCCCTGGTCGTTTACGATTGCAAAGACCCAGCTTGCGCGCGACACAGCGACCCCCGCCAACGAGTGGACCTACCAATATATTCTTCCATCCGACACGCTCCTCGGTGTTCCCCGCGCGGTTCGAGTCTCAAAAGCTTCTGGCGTCTCTCCGTATAAACAATGGGAAATCAACCAGGGGGCCGCCGGCTTGCCTGTCTTGATGACGAACGCCGAAGAAATTCATATTGATTACCAGAAAATTGTGAACGAAGGCGCGATGCCCTCTTACTTTGTGCAGCTCATAGCCTACCAGCTTGCTTGGCATATGGCCGAGGTCATCACTGACCAGACGACTAAGAGTGAGTATTGGCGTTCGATTGCCCTTGGCAGCCCTGGAGAGGGCCAGAGAGGCGGGTATTTCCGGCAAGCGGTCAACATTGATGCCGCCGGCCAAACCCCCAGTGTTATTAGCGACTATATATTAATGGATGTCCGCTAGTGGGGCGTATGAAGCAATACCAATCCGGATTCACTGTAGGTGAACTAGATCCGCTTTTGCGCGGTCGAATAGATTTACAGCAATACTACAGCTCAGTGGCGCTGGCCGATAATGTTTTGTTCGAGCCTCAAGGTGGTTTTAGCCGTCGCCCAGGACTGCGCTTTGTAAGCGACCTCACTGCCGACAATCCAAACAACGGGGTGCTGCTTATACCGTTCGAGTTTAGCACGGTTCAAAACTTTATGATCGTGGCTTCAGTCTTCAACGCAAGTTCAACTATCCGTCTTCGTTTCTATGCAAACCAAACTTTGATCGGAAGTATTAACGGCTCCAGCAATAGTTACTTAGATTTTAATGTAGGTACGCTCTACGACACCAGCGCGATTGACATGGACAAGACATACTTTACGCAAAGTGCGGATACACTGATTGTCGTGAACGAAGACTTTGCCCCGTTTTCTGTCGTCCGAGGTGCAAACAATTCGACCTGGACCGTGGCGGCTCTGTCACTAACTGCGCCAACGTCCCTTTTTTCTGCGACAGAGAGCAACCCATCCGCGACACTTACTCCAAGCGCCGTGAGTGGCGCAATAACTTTGACCGCCAGCGGCTCAATATTCACAAACGCTCATATCGGCCAATACGTTTTTGATAACACCGACTTCGGTCGTGCGCGGATTATCACTCGCACCAGCGGCACCGTCGTCACTGCGATTACAGAGGTTCCGTTTTTCAGCACGTCAGCGATAGCGTCTGGTGCATGGACGCTCGAAACTGGCCATGAAACCTCTTGGTCGAACACTCGCGGATGGCCCAGAACTACTACATTTCACGAAGGTCGTCTGTATTTTGGTGGCAGTGCTTCAGAGCCAGCCACATTGTGGGGTTCGAAGGTCGCCCAGTTCTTTAACTTCAAGGCTGCCGAGGGGCTTGATGATGACGCCATCGCCGCAACCCTGACCACAGATAGTGTGAACGCGATTACCGCGATGCGCTCGGGGAGAGACTTACAAATCTTCACCACGGGCGCAGAGTTTTTTGTCCCCCAGGCTAATTTGGACCCGATAACTCCAGGCAACATTACGATTAAATCTGCCACGCGCCGAGGCTCCAAGCTCGGCATTCGGCCACAAGCGGCAGAGGGCGGTACGCTGTTTATCCAGCGCCAAGGCAAAGCGGTTCGCGAAATGCTCTTCTCAGATGTAGAGCTGTCCTATGTGGCTAATAATATTTCGCTGTTAAGCTCACATATGTTAGTGGACCCGCAACGTATGGCCCTCAGACCGGCGACTGATACAACGGAGGGTGACTTGTTGATGGTCGTCAATGGCAGCGACACCACTGGGTTTCGAGCTAGCTCTGTGGGCTTCGCTGGGTCGATTTCTGCTTACATGCTAAACCGTCCACAACAGATTGTTGCGCCGGCAAGCTGGACCACAGACGGTGATTTCGTGGACGTCGCGGTCGATCTGGACACTATTTACACAGTCGTGAAGCGGACCATTGGCAACGCGACAAAATACTACCTTGAAACATTTGACGACGACCGGACGACTGACGCTTCGATACAATATTACGCTAACCCCGTGGCACCAGACCAGGCGGTCCCCAGTAACACAACTGCCGGTGGGCTGGCGCATCTTGAGGGCAAGACCGTTAAGGTCATCAGGGACGATCTGGTGGACTCTGACGGCACTGTGTCGTCTGGAAACGCCACGCTCGGCGGGGTTCCTAGCACTTATGCGGAGGTTGGCTTAAATTTTACAGTCACGGTCAAGACGCAACCGTTCGAACCGCGCATGGCCAGTGGTTCACAACAAAGCCAAAAACGCCGGATACTCGAAGTAACGCCCCTACTCTTCAAAACACAAAACATTACTGTAAACGGAAAAGATATTAACCTGGCGCAAGGCTCCCTGTCCGGCTCTGGCGCGGTCACCGCATTCACTGGTCCAAGAAAAACCCAAGGGTTTAGAGGCTATGACCGCGATGCACAAATCACAATTAGTCAGAGCCAGCCACTGTTTATGACAGTGCTGTCGCTCGATTTCAAAGTTAGCGTGGGAGCGTAAAATGTCAGCAGCAGTACCATTCCTAATAAAAGCCTTGCCGGTAATCACGTCGGCAATCAGCGGGATGGCAAAAGTGCGCTCGGCCCAGGCGGATCAAGTGCAGTACGAAATGAAGGCTCGCAACGAAGAAATAAAAGGTCGTATTGACGCTGTGAACTACAAGATGCAAGGCGCTGAAATATTGCGAAATATGGAAAGAGCTATGGCAGCATCAACAGCTAGATCCGCCGCTGGTGGCCTTAACCCATTCGCTTCTGGCGAAAGTGCAGATTTGATTAACACATACAGCCTGAATGTGGGCATCGGTGACAGCGGCTTGGCTCGCACTAACGCCATGCTTGCGCTTGATGCCAGCAAACGAAACGCAAGTCAGTTCCGCTCTGCCGGAAAATATGCCGTTCAATATGGTACGCTGGCGGCGGTTGCAGACTTCGGAACTAGTCTTTCTTCATTCAAAGGAATTGGTGGCGAAACTACCTCAGATTTAGCCCCTAAGACAAGTTCCCGACCCATGGGGAGGTCTTAATAATGGCAGAGCGTAGTGTCAGAACGCGTCGCGCCAACATGCAGCTATACACGCCGCAAGAAGTGGCAGCGCCGGCTCAAGCTATCGCGCGCGGGATGGGTCAGCTTTCCAATTCCATGGACCGCATGTCGAAATTCTTCGCTGAAAAAGCCAGTATGGAAGCCGAAATTGAAGGACAGCAATATGGCGCGCGAAACGCCCCGACGGCGGAGCAACTCCAAGATGCCTTCCAAAGCGGCGAAGAGCTTGAGCTGCCTGGCGGTTTTGGCACTGTGTTTGACCGCGCGGCCCGTAAGGCTGCTCTGGATATCACACAGACAGAGATTGAATTTGAAGCGCGTAAACGCATCAACGAAATTATCACAACTGCCACGATTAACGGCACAAATCCCTCGACCATGCTAGATGACATCGACGCTGTAACCCACGGTTTCGCGGCTACTTTCGATGACAATAGCCCAGGCATAGCTCGAAAGCTTCGGGCCGGTTTGAGCATCTTCGCCAATAGCAAGATGGCCTCTTACGAAAACAGCTACATAGCTGACCAAAAAGCCAAATCGAAATCCCAATTCGTTTCAACGCTTTTAGGGACGCTGGAAGGTTTAAGCAAAATAATAGAGTTTGGAATTGAGACGAAAGAGACTGACCCTGCAACAGGTCTGAAAATCTACAGGCCTTTAACCCCATCGGACTTTGTAAATTTAAAGCTGGGCGAGATTGAAAACGGGCGGCGGAAGGGCTTTGCGCCGTCGCAACTAACCACCATTGGCAATATGTTCGACGCGGGGATTGTTGAATCAGCTAATCGCGTTTTGATTGATAACGTATTAATGGGCGAATCTCCAAGGCTCGATATTATGTCCATAGGTAAAGGCCAGGTAAATAATCTCGACATTGCAGCGCAAAACGCTGTCGCCACATTGCGGGGTCAAAACCTGTCGTTTAATGACATCGCCAAGGAGTTGCAGGACCGCCGAATAGACGAGATTAGATACCTAGAACAAGAGAACGCCGACATGGATGCACGCACCGAAGTAGTTGAGGCTGACCTCACTGCCGAAGCGATTGGATTTATGATTGCAAACGACCCCGAGAATGCGCGCTTTTCTATAGACAAGATAAGCCTTACAGACCGAGAAAAAGCAATGGAACTTACAATAAAGCTCCTGGAAGCAGGAGGCGCACCGTTAGTTAGTAACCCAGACTCGATTGATTATTTAGAGGGTCTGCACTCAAACATATCGTATCCTGATTATATTGAACACTATAAAGATTTAAGTCTGAAAGACCGGAAGACATATTACAATAAAGCAGAAACGTATCAAGATGACGATGTTAAAACAGCTTTAAAAATTATGCAGGGCCAGTTGTCGTTGCCGGCTAACATTGAAGCTATAAGTGACGCCGACCCCAATTTTGCAAAGGTTCAAATCTTTCGCCAGTTATCCGGTCTGCTAGCCGCAGAAGCAGCATCAGCCAAGTCTCTCAACGTAGACATTGACCCGACTGAGGTGGCCATGCGGCTCCTGAAAGGCGTAGGTGAAAATATAGTTGAAGCCGAGAAACAAATGAAAATTACATCGGGTAATCAGATTATTAGCAATCTTCGCGACAAGGGCGGTTATGAACTGGATGACCTCCAGTTCGGTGAAGCCATTGTGATTGTGAAACGGCTCCGTGCTGCCAAAGCAGCTCGGAATGACCGTGCCATCCCAGAAGGTCTTTTAGGCGTGACAGTGCTTTATTATGACATTTACTTACAATCTCTTAAAAGGGCGATGGAATAATGGACTTGATGGAAGCAGCGCGCAAATCCCATGAGCTTCGCCGATCCGGTATGCACGATGTTGTCTTCCGCGACGGCGGTCTCCATGTTGAGGATTCATCGGAAGTGGCTAGAACCGAAGTTAATTTAGACGCGGTGTTCGCTTCAGCCCAAAGGCCTAACAGCTTACCTTTTCCAATGCCGACTGAAAAGAATATCTTTCCCCCCGATAAAAAAGATTTTAGGGAAGATATAACGAACCCCTTCCCAGGCGTTGCAAGGGGTGTCGGTAGGGTCATAGGCGGTACCGTACAGGACACCATCACTAACACACTTAGCCTCGTCGACGATGTCGGGGATGCTATAGACGACGTACCGTTTGGAGCATTTATAAGCAGATTTACACCTGGCCTGGATATGCTTCAGCGGCTGCGTGATGGCTCTCAGACAAGAAGCGGAGCGTCACTGGACGAAGCATTCAACCAAGATCTAGAAGCGCTTGGCATTCGCATTCCAGATAGCGATGGCACCGTAGAAACTCTTGCCCGTGGCCTGATGACATTCGGGGCTGGCATGGCCATTGCTCCAGTGCGCGGTGCCAGTTATCTAAATACGATGCTTCGCGGCGGGTTTGCTGATGCTCTGTTCGATCCAGAAGAAGGCAACCTATCCACGCTCTTGCGTGACTTAGGCTTAGATAACGCTGTATTGGAATACTTAGACAGTGCCGTTGACGAAGACGCACCCGCCGCCGAGCGGCTAAAGTCTCGGCTCATAAATGCTTTTGAGGGCGGCATTGCTGGCGCTGCAGTGGACATAATAGTAAAAGGTTTCCGTATTGCCAAATCCAATAAAGGATTTAGTGGAGCCATTCGTGATAAATTAATCAGCATGGGCGAGTCTGCGGACGCCAGAATAGATGCCAGAGACCCGAAAAACACTCTCAGCTCTGGCATGGACCCGACACTTATTACTGACCCAATGATTTCAGCGGCTGGCAGGGTGGCGGCAAGAACAAATAATACCGGCGTCCGCTCTGAAGGTGGCTTGCCTATTGTGCAAGGAAAGGGAGACGAAAATCTCAGGCTGCACCGTCAGCGCCTCTTAGCGGCGGTGGAAGAGGGCAAGGCGTACCCAGGCGCACCCCAGAACCCTAGAACAGTTATCAAAGCACCAGAAGGCTCTAATTTGCCTGACATGGTTGTAGGCGCTGTTGAGCCAGGTGATTGGCAAACTCGCATTGAAAGTTCTATGTCAAAAGAGGAAATTGCCAAAGCGGCTGACTGGTACAAAGTGGTTTTTGGAGAGTTTAAAACTCAGGCTGACGGCAACCCAGAAGAAATTGCCCGTTTAACTGACGCTTGGTTCGCTGGCCAACAAAACTCTAGCCCCACTCAAACGCTCAATGACGTTCTGTTTGTTTACGAACAAATTAAACGCGGAGTGCCAAAAAATGAGTTGAAAGGGAAAGGTCTGCCATCCGCAAACAAAATTGTTATAGATATTCTCACTGACTCAACTATTGAAGGAGGCGCGGGGCAAAAGATTTCCGACTTCCTTGACAGTGGATACGGAAAGAATGTTCGCGCAATTATGGGAAATAACCCAGAGGGCGGGTCGCCATTCGTAGTTGATATACATACTGCCCGTGACACTGGCTTAGTTGATCAAAAGTTCGTTAACCATCTTACGCGCTTGGGCTACGATGTCCCAGAAGGCTTAATTCTGGATGTAGGCGGTGGCGGCATTAAGGGGCCACAATACGAAAACAGAGCATTGTTTGGCCTACAACTTACGGAAAACCTCAACGATCAGAATTGGATGGGACGCTCTGATTGGGAGCCGGCAGAAATACAAGCAATTGGCTGGATGCAGCTTTCTGGCATGACCGGAGGGTCTAATACTGGCGGGGATGTTGTGGACGCATTTACACGCAATACACGTCGCATCTCAATGGAGGTGGATCCTGGGGCTGGTTCGCCATGGGCAGACAAGTTCGGAAATGACTTCGGCAACCTACCTCTGCCAGCCCGTCGCGCAATAAACGATGAGGTCACTGCAAGGGCTATCGATCTGGTCAATAAGCAGACAGGCATTACGCTTGGCTCAAATGTTCACGGCACCGGCGGGTGGGAGTTATTTCAGAACCCATCAACCGTGCAACAAGCTATTGCGTCTAAAGATACAGCAATCGAAGCTGGCGCACGTCTAGGCTATCTTCTCCAACAAACAGAGGTTTGGGTGAATGCACCGAAAGCTATAACTAAAACCCCTAAGAATTTTTCCATTGATATTGTGGAATTAGAAGGGGAAACTTTGCGAGATGGTGACCGCCTTACTGAGCTTTTTAATGCAATTATATCAGAAGAGCCAAACGAATTGTTTCGAGGCTATCAGCCAATCGTTGTAGATGGGAAACCTGGTATTAGAATACTAATTACAAATGATGCCGTTAAGGCTAGCCCACTGACAAAGGCTCAAGCAGTGGCATACATCCAAGAATTTGCGAATGGTAAGTTAGGTGAAATCACAGGTAGATTGAACTTTGATGCAGAGGTTGATATCATGGAGGCAGATCTAACTCAGATCCGTAATGATTGGACAAAGGATAAAACAGGTGGCGGTTACCAAAGTTACTTTAGTGGACAGTCCGGAAAAGATGCGTCCTCAGAAATCTCCATCGATGGAGTACTCGATACTGATGGGCGCGAACTTGAAGAACTCTTCGAGCGACGCATCCGCGAAGCCCAAGAAAACCAAGGAGGATCCAGCTCTGTAGCTGTTGACGCCTCTAGCGATGGAGGCGCAACAGATATTCCATTATTTCAAAACTATGATGATGCCGTAAGCGCTCAGAATGCAGAGCTATCGCGTTTAGCGCCTTCCACAATAGATGCCCAAACAGGAACTTCCATCGACAGCAGTTCGATTGATGTGGTAAATGGTGCTAAAAAAGCCGGAGATGGAAAATTGTCTAGCAAAGCACAAGATGCTGCCAATAAATTGTCAAAACAATTTGGCGTTAATTTCGAAGTGTCAAATCATCCAACGTCATATGGCAATAGTACCTACGTTTCTGGCCGCATTGCTGGCCCTAAAGGCACTTTTGTTGATGTTGGCTTTAGACTGTCAGATCATGGTACGGGTGATAAACGAAAAGCCACAGATGACTTTTTAACCATAATTGACGGCGGTGAAGTGACCTCAGAAACTCTTGTTGCTGAAGTCCAAGGACAGCTTGATAGAGCATTGCCAGAAATGCAGAAAGTGTCTGATGACCGTGGAGCAAAAGCAATCGCTCAAGCGGATGCTTTAAGCCGTTGGTCTGAATTGTCAGGGGATATGCGCGGAGAAATTGCTGTTAAATTTAAGGAAATGAGACCAGGTTACGCCAATAGTGTCCCTTGGAAGAAATTAACTAAACAACAAAAGGCTGACTTTGCAGCACGAGAAGATTTGCTTGGAGGAGGCGCATAATGAGTTTTTTAAAAGAACTAGCAAAGGCCGGCCTCAAAGCCGCTGACACAAAAATAAGCAAAATAGTGAAAGGTGCCGAGCAACGGTCATATGGCACTCAGATGCCTAGCGACGATGTTACGCCAGGCCCAGGGGGGAGCATTGTAATTAAGGCGGCGGAAGACGACGATTTGATGGCTCTTAATAAAGCGCTGGAGGAAGGCGGTTTCCAAGGCGGTCTAAACATGGGTCGCATAGGTGAAATATTCGAAAACAAATCAAGTGATTTTATTGGCCCACGTCCCGATAGTGGCGAAGCTGGCGGTTTTGATCTGGCAACAATTTTACAGAATGTTAAGGAAAACAATGTAGAGCTGTTTAACCACCTTCGCCGAAAAAAGCAATCTATGGAAACCCTCATGGCGATTGCCGAGCAAACTGGCTTTGAGCAAATCGTATACAAAATGCTAGGCCGAAAGCCTGGCGAGGTAATGCCAGCAGAAGACGTGCTGGGTGGTTTGGTCGCCCTCATAAAATTAAGCAAGGAAATGGAGTTTGGGGCGCGCAAGGCGCTTAATATGTCGGCGTATCTGCCCGAGCAAAAGGCTGCAAAAGAAGAAGCTTTTAAGAAACTAAAGATCATGGCTACCATTCAATCAAACCTCGCCGCACAGGTGTCGGGTAACGTCTCAGAATACGGGCGTGGCCTAGCCGTGATATCCTCCGCACAAAAACTTAAAGGCTTAGACCTTACAGCCTATGCGGACAATCTAAACAACTTTATCAATGAGATGGATGACGGCCTGATTGACTTCCATCTTCTCTCTTTCTTGAGAATGGACTCGCCAGCCGCCAAGGCTAAGTATGCTACGAAGGGTTGGGGCGCAAAGACTTACGATTTTGCAATGGAGAATTATATAAACGCATTACTCTCTGCGCCTAGCACGCACATGGTAAACATGGCTGGCAACGCAACATTTCAGTTTCTCTCACTGGGTGAGCGCGGTTTGGCGGGGGCTATCGGTGGCGTCCGCACGATGGGCGGCTTGCGTGGGGAGGTGGGCGACCGACGTTACATGGGTGAGGCTGCCGCAGAGGCCCACGGGCTTATGATGGCGCAGAAAGATGCGCTGGTTCTTATGTCGAAAACAATGGTCACTGGCGAGTCACCGGACATGGTTAATAAGATCGACCTCCGCGAGACGCGCGCATTGGGCAGCACCGATAACCTACTTGATGTTGCGAAGGGCATAAACCAGGGTGACTACACCAAATCAGCCATCGACCTTTTGGGCATAGCCACACGAATGCCAGGTCGCTTCTTGGCTACGGAGGATGAATATTTTAAGGTCATTTCTAGGCGTCGGGTCCTTTATCGTGAGGCGCATAGGGCGGGGCAGATAGCATTTACCAGCGCGCGTAAATCAGGGATGTCTAGGGAAAAGGCAACGGAATTATCTAAGGCTGAATATTTACGCATTATTCTAGATACACCGGATGACATAGATAAAATGATGGGAGCAGAAGCTAGAAAGCTGACGTTCCAAGGCGCGCCAGAGGGCTTCTTCGGCCAAATGGGTCCAGCAATCCAAGGCGTCCCTGGCATGAAAGTGGTTGTGCCATTCTACAACACGCCCACCAATGTTATAAACGAGGCAATCGACCGGACCATTAACTGGTCTCCGGTCTATCGGGGGATTAAACAATCAGGTCTCCCAGGGACAAAATTTATGCCATCCCTTCCAGAACTTATAGGGGGTAATACACCTGTGTCGGGCGTCGAATTTGATGATGCCCTATCCAAGCTAGCGCTCGGCAACTTTATTGCTTTGTCTATGTACGCTTTGGCCAACGGTGATTACGGCGACGATATAATTTTTACTGGCAGTGGCCCAGAAGACTTTAGTACCAACATTAACATAATGGGCGGCGCTAATGTGCCGAAATATTCAATCGGCATCAAGCGAGACGATGGCGAATACGATTTCACGTCGTTATCAAGGTTTGACCCGCTATCAGCCATGGTAGTCATGGGCATAGATATGGCCGAATACATGAGATACGAAGACGACCCGAATGCCGTCTATGCAATGATTAAAGCCTACACGCTGGGTGCGGCAGAATACGTTCAAAGTCTGCCATTATTGCAGGGACTGTCAGAACTTGTTGCCGCCGCCGGCGGTAGATACCAAACAAAAGAAGACCTTGGCACCCGCATGGCGAAGTGGCTTGGAACTCAGACCGCCAGCGTCGGCACTAACGTAATTGGCAACGTGGACCGAGCTTTGTTCGGGTTGCCCAGTTATGCCGTCGATACCCTATCGGGCGGGAAATATCAATTAATCGGTCAAACCAGTTTTTATGCGACGATGGAGCGCCTCAATAATCCTAATATGAGTAATACGATGCTACCACCAGGCAGAGACCCGATTTCCGGCACCTTATACACTCAAGCACCGGCATTCATGCAGGGATTTTATCTCGCGCTGCAAGATGCTAAGTCTCGAAACCCTGATTTTTCTCCAGAGTTACCACAGAAAATAAGCTTTTGGGGTGACCTAAAGAAGTCTGGAACTGGGCAAGTACGTGAAATGTTTAGTCCTTTCAGGATTCAGACAGGTGGATATACCCAGCTAGATGAAGAACTAATACGTCTGAGTGAGATTGGCGCCGGTTCGTTTGGCTTTCACAGCCAGAGGGTAAACACCACATTGCTTAACGGAGTACAATACAACGATTTCGTCACAGCCGTTAATACCGTAGACGGAAAAGGCCGGATGTTGGGTGACCTCGGATACAATCCAGACGACGCACTTCTACCCGCTTTAGACGACGAAATGAAAACACTGGAATATTCATTGCTACCGACAGATGAGGACAGGTTTGACGCATTGAATACAGTCCTCGGTGAACGACGTAGGGGCGCAAGGAAATTTATGGTCTTGAGCGACCCGCAACTTAATCTACTAGACATGGCGCAGTGACAAAAATGTATTTAAAGTGTACAAAGACTACAGGTAAGGATTGGTAAATGGCTACGTTTTCGATTTCAGCAACGGCAAGAAAAGCCCAGGCATCCGGCAACGGCAGCG